CGGTGGTGGACACCCGCACCGAGGACGCCAAGGTGGAGCTGGTGCGCAACACCGACATCTTCCGCCCCTTCCTGCTGGGCGCCGAGGCCGGCTTCCTGGTCGCCGACACCAACGCCTGACCCGCGCCGGACCTCGCGTCCAACCTCTTCTCACCCACAGCTTCAGGAGCCACACATGAGCAAACCCGCCACGCGGGCCAGTGCCGCGAGCGCGGCAGCCACGGATGCCGCCGTAACCAACGCGGCCGCCTCCACCGAGACGTCCAGCACCTCCACCGCCGACTCCGGCGCGAACGCCGGCCCGGCCTCCGGGGCGGACGACGAGCGCGCGGACGGCCAAGCGCAGCGCCAAACGGAAGACCCCGTTGCCGACCGCCAGGCGCCGCGTGCCCGCCCCCGTCCGGTCGGGTTCTATGAGGTGGAGGACTGCCCGATCCTGCATGACCACGAGCTGTATGAGCCCGGGGACCAGCTGGAGCTGACCGACCTGGACGCCCGCAGCCTGGGCCGCAAGGTGCGCCTGGTGCGGGACTGAAACCCGCATCACCCACGACCTGCCCAGTGTGTTCCCCGCTTCGATAGGAAAGCCCTTTACACATGAAGACTGAAAAAATCCTCCTCGGCGTCACGGTGCAAGCCACCACCGCGCTGTCGCGCTTTCGCATGGTCGACTTCGCGGGGGCCACGGCCGTCGTGGGCAAGCGCGTGCTGGGCGTGGCCATGACGGACTTCGACCTGGGCGAGCAGGCCGGCGTGGCCACGCATGGCGAAATCCTGGTGGAGGCCGGCGCGGCCATCGCGGCCGGCGTCGAGATCGAACCCGATGCCAACGGCCGCGCGGTCGCCAAGACCACCGGCATTGCATTCGGCGTGACGCGCGACGCGGCGGCAGCTGCCGGCGACGTCATCCGCGTGCTGCGCTGAAGCACGCCCCGAGCTGAGTCATGGCCATGCGCTACTGCTCACTTGCCGACCTGCAGCTGGCCATCCCCCAGCAGACCCTGGTCTGGCTCTCCAACGACGACAGCGCGGCCACCGAGCTGAGCCTGCCCGTCGTTGAGGAGGCCGTGCGCCAGGCCGAAGAGCTGGCCGACGCGCACCTGCGTGGCCGCTACGTCCTGCCCATGGACCCGGTGCCCACGGTGGTCAAGGACATCGTGGTGCACCTTGCGCGGCACTGGCTTTATGCCCGGCGCCCTGAAGGCAGCGAGCTGCCCGATGCGGTGGCGCGCACCTACAAGAGCGGCCTGCAGCTGCTGGAGTCCATCCGCGACGGCAAGCTCACGCTGGGAGCGCTGGCCACCGGCGAGACCCAGCCCGAGCCTGGCGAGGTGGCGGTGCGCTCCCGGCCGCGCACCTTCGACGACGATCTGATGGGGCGCTACTGATGGCAGCCACCCAAGCCATCGTGGACGCCCTGGTGCAGCGGCTGAAGGCCGCCTTCCCGGACATGGCGGTGGAAGACTTCCCCGACAAGCCCGACGAGTACCGCCTGAACCATCCCAAGGGCGCGTTGCTGGTGAGCTACCTGGGCGCGAAGTACGAGGCCCCGTTGGATGCCGGCCTGGTCGTGCAGGACGCCACGCCGAAGTTCAGCGCCACGGCCACGCTGCGCCGGCTCAACGGCCCCGATGGCGCGGTGGCGATCCTGGCGCGCATGCGCCAGGCGCTGCAGGGCTTCAAGCCCCCGGGCTGCCAGCGCAAGGTCTGGCTGCTGGCCGAGCGCTTCCTGGGCGAAAACGCCGGCATCTGGCAGTACGCCCTGGACTTCGCCACCCAGGCCGTGGCGGTCGAGGACGCCGAAGGTGACACCGGGCCGCTGCTGACCCACCTGACCGCCGTCGACAGCTTCAGCCGCAATGAGGTCCAGAAGCTGCCCGACGGTTCCATCCTGCGAGAGGAATTCCCCGTATGAAGTTCATCTACACCGGCCCGCTGTCCGGCGTCACGCTGGCCGATGGCCAGGAGGTGCTGCTGCACCCGGACGCCGAGGTCGAGCTGCCCGAAGACAACCCCTACGTCCAGACGCTGCAGGCGCTGGAGCACCTGACCCCGGTGCCCGCGCCTGCGGCCTCGGCCAAGACCTCCAAGACCACCAAGGGAGACTGACATGGCAGCCAATTTCCTGCACGGCGTCGAGACCATCGAGGTCGAGAAGGGCCCGCGCCCCATCCGCACCGTCAAGTCAGCCGTCGTCGGCCTCATCGGCACCGCACCCATGGGCGACGTGAACACGCCCACCATCGTGCTGTCCGACCTCCAGGCCGCCCAGTTCGGCCCGCAGCTCAAGGGCTTTTCCATCGCGCAAGCCCTGGATGGGATCTTCGACCAGGGTGCCGGCACCGTCATCGTGATCAACGTGCTGGACCCGACCAAGCACAAGACCGCGGTTCCCACCGAGACGGTGGTGCTCAAGGGCGACCTGGCCAAGACCGCCAAGCCGGCCTGGACGGGCGCGGCGGTGGTGAAGAACGACGCCGGCACCGTCACCTACGTGCTGGGCACCGACTACACCACCGAGCCGGTGACGGGCGAGATCCGGCGCAAGGCGGGCGGAGCCATCGCGGCCGACGCCTCGCTGAAGGTCTCCTATGAGTACCTGGACCCGAGCAAGGTCACGCCCGGGGACATCATCGGCGGGGTGGACCTGGCCGGCCGCCGCACGGGCCTGCAGGCCCTGCAGGACACCTACAACCTGATGGGCTTCTTCGCCAAGCTACTGATCGCCCCGGGCTATTCCACCTTGAACTCGGTGGCCACCGAGCTGATCGTCATGGCGCACAAGCTGCGCGCCGAGGCGATCCTGGACGCGCCCATCGGCACCACCTTTGCCCAGGCCATCGCAGGTCGCGGTCCGGCCGGCGTGATCAACTTCAACACGTCCAGCGAGCGTGCCATCCTGTGCTACCCGCACCTGAAGGTCTATGACAAGGACACCGACAGCGACCGGCTGGAGCCCTACTCGCAGCGCCTGGCGGGCGTGATGTGCGCCAAGGACAACGACAAGGGCTACTGGTGGAGCCCGTCCAATACCGAGATCAAGGGCATCACGGGCGTGGAGCGGCAGCTCTCGGCCATGATCAACGATCCCCAGTCCGAGGTGAACCTGCTCAACGAAGTGGGCATCGTCACGGTGTTCAACAGCTTCGGGACGGGCATCCGCACCTGGGGCAACCGCTCGGCGGCCTGGCCCTCGGTGAGCCACCCGAAGAACTTCATCAACGTGCGCCGCACGGCCGACATCCTGCACGAGTCGGTCGAATACGCCATGCTGCAGTTCATCGACTGGCCCATCAACAACGCGCTGATCGACGCCATCTGCGAAAGCGTCAACGCCTTCATCCGCACCCTGGTCGCCCGCGGCGCGCTGATCGACGGCAAGTGCAGCTACAACCCGGCAAAGAACCCGCCGACCGAGATCGCCCTGGGCCACCTGGTCTTCGACGTCGAGCACATGGAACCTACGCCGGCCGAGCGCATCACCTTCGAGTCCTTCATCAACATCGAGCTGCTCAAGCAGCTGGGCGGCAAGGCCTAAGCCTGCGCGCCAGGCACTATCACGGAGGCCCTCATGGCAAAAATCCAAATCAACCGGATCACCAACGCCAACATCTACGTCGAAGGCGCCAACCAGTTGGGCCGTGCCGAAGAGATCAAGCTGCCCGACATCTCGGCCCTCATGTCCGACCACAAGGCCCTGGGCATGATCGGCAAGCTGGAGCTGCCCAGCGGCTTCGACAAGCTCGAAGGTGAGATCAAATGGAACTCGCTGTATGAAGAGGCGGCCAAATACATGGCCAACCCCTTCAAGGCGGTGCAGCTGCAGTGCCGCTCCAACATCCAGGTCTTCAGCTCGGGCGGCCTGGTAGAGGAGGTGCCCATGGCCACCTTCCTGACCGTGATGTTCAAGAAGAACCCCATGGGGAGCTACAAGCAGCACGACCCGGCCGAGTTCGGCTCCAACTTCTCGGCCTCCTACATCAAGCAGGTGATCCGCGGCAAGGAAGTGCTGGAGCTGGACTACATGTCCAACATCTTCAAGGTGGATGGGCAGGATCTGCTGAGCACCTATCGGGACAACCTCGGCGCCTGATCGCCCCCAGCTCTTCGCGCTTCCCCCATCGAGGCCTCGGCCCGGGTAACACCGGCCGGGGCCTTCTTGCTTTCTTCAAGCGGTTTAAGAGACGGGCAGCGGCCGGATCGGCACCATCGGCTGCACATTGTTTGCACCCATCGGAGATGCCCATGACCCCCGCTGATACCACCCTGACCCCGCAGAGCGCCGCTGCTCAGGCGGCCACGCTGCCCGCTGCAGCGTCTACCGCCACGCCGGCCGTGTCCGCCTCCGCGCCGGCACCCACCGCGAGCGCAGACCCGGCACCGGTTCCCTTGCAGTTCCCCGTGACCAAAGGCGACGGCACCAAGCTCACCACGATCACCCTGCGCCGCGCCACGGTGAAAGAGCTGCGCCGCATGAAGCGCTTCGGCCCTGATCCGGCAGACCAGGAGTTGGGCACCGTGGCGGAACTGGCCGGCCTGATCCCGGAAGACCTGGACATGGTCGACGCGCGGGACTACGCAAAGGTCCAGAAGTGTTTTCGTGAACTCGTGGGGGGTGATTCCTGAGGCCACGCTCTGGGAGGGCATGGCCCTCCTGGCCCGCTGGTTCCGCTTCCAGCCCTCGGAGATCGACGCCATGAGCGTGGATGAGTTCGTGGGCTGGATGGAGCAAGCCGGCGAGCAGATAAAGCGCGAGCGCACGTGACCCCCTCAAGGCGCCACCCGGCGCCTTCTTTCCTGGGGCACGGCAGCAAGTTCCCTAGGAGTTCCAGGTGTCCAAACAGCTAGTCGTCGGCGTCGTCATCGGGGGCGCCATCTCCAGCGCCTTCACGGTGGCCACCTCGGGCACCAAGAAGACCCTGGCGCAGCTCGGCGCGGTCACCGAGCAGTTGCAGGCCCGCCAGGCTCGTCTGGGCAATGCCCTGGCCCAGTCCATGGCCCACCCGATGCGCAGCGTGGGACGGCTGCGCCAGGAGTACACGCGCCTGGGCCAGACCATCGACCAGTTGCACCATAAGCAGATGCGGCTCGGTGCCGGCCTGGACCGAGCGCAAAGCCTCAAGCAGGACCGCGCCGAGACCGCGGGCAAGATGCGAGAGACGGTCGGTGCCGCGATTGCTGTTGGGGCGCCCGTGTTCCAGTCCGTGCGCCTGGCCGCAGGTTTTCAAGACCAGATGCGGGACATCGCCATCACGGGTGAATTCAACCAGGCGCAGGAGAACCAGCTGGGCAGCGCGGTGCGCGCGGCCGCGCTGAACTGGAACCAGACCCAGGCCGAAATCGGCCGCGGCATGGGCGTGCTGGTGGCCGGTGGCATCCAGGACGCCAAGGCGCTGGAGGCATACGCCCCGGTGATGGCCAAGGCCGCCACCGCCACGCGCGCCAGCATGGATGACCTGGGCTCGGTGGTCATTGCCCTGCGCGACAACCTCAAGATCGGCGAAAGCGGCTTCGAGGGTGCGCTGAACATGCTGGCCTACGCCGGCAAGCGCGGACAGTTCGAGATTCGGGACATGGCCAAGTGGCTGCCCCAGCTGAGCCCGATGTTTGCCAGCCTCGGGGTGACAGGCAAGGAAGCCGTGGCCGAGATCGGCGCTGCGTTGCAAGTGGCCCGCAAGGGTGCAGGCACGAATGACGAAGCTGCGAACAACTTCCGCAACTTCCTCGCAAAGCTCACCTCGGCCGACACCAAGAACGACTTCAAGAAGGTCGGCGTCGACATCGAGAAAAGCATGATGAGCCTGCGTGCCAAGGGACTCACGCCCTTGGAGGCCATGTTGGGCACGATCACGGCGTACCTCGGCAGCAAGGGGCCGCAGGCAACGGCCGAGTTCATGAAGGCCATGAAGCTCAAGGACGAGAAGGAGCGCCAGGCAAGCCTTGAGCGGCTGTCTGAGGCCTACCGCCTGAGCGAGATCTTTCAGGACATGCAAGCCATGAACTTCATCCGTCCGGCCATTGCGAACGCCGACGAGATGAAGGACATCAAGAAGGGGTCCATGGATGCAGCCGACAAGGGGCTGCTGGACGAGGACTATAAGAAGCGCCTAGAGTCGGCCACCGAGCAGTTCAAGACGTTCAAGATCGGCATGGCGGATATCGGCATCACGCTTGGTGATGCGCTGTTGCCGCCACTGAACGACGCGCTAACGTTCGTCCGCCCACTGGTTGTGTCCTTCGGCGCATGGGTCAAAGAGCACCCGGGCCTGATTCGTGGCGTGGTGGGCCTCGTGGGTGGTCTGCTGGGCCTGAAGATGGTGACCCTGGGTGCGGCCTGGGGCTTCAACTTCTTCTTCCTGTCCACCGCCACCTCGGTCAAGAACGCCTTCACGCAGATCGGCGCCAAGTGGACCTGGCTGCGCGCCCTCTGGCAGGCCGGCAAGTTCGCGCCCCTGCTCACGGGCCTGCGCTCGCCGTGGGGCGGC